GATTCTAGGAGATTGTATTACTAAAAGGATCTATATCTCCAAAATTAACTTCTGTAGGAGGGTTATTTATTTCATTAATTAAGTTTTCAATTTTATTGGACAGGTCGGGTCTTTCTTTTTTGAGTCTGTTTAAAAAATTGATAGAACCTGTAATTAATTGGTCCGGATGGATAGTTAACCTTTTTCCTATCTTTCTTTTATTAGATACTTCAAGGTGTTTGGGATTTACACAGGATGGATTGAAGCAAGTTTGAGTTACTACTTCACTAGATGCCAGTTCACCTCTAACTCCAGAAATTGATGAAAAATTACCATACATCATAAACGCATATCTACTAGCGGGTATAGTTTGACCCATTACAGAAAACATTCCATGACCTGTCTTATTTTTTGACGCAATCCAGATATGACATTCTGTATGTTTTTCAGAACGATCAACCTTTTTAAGAAATCGTTCTTTTATTTTTTCGTTTTCTATTAGTTTATATTTGTCCATATGGCCGTTTTGTATATTTATGATATTACTTTATATTTATGGTTTTAGAGAATTGAAAAATAATAAATACTTTCAATATGGCACATTATGGCCATAATCACTGAACAATATCTTACAACTTAATTTTATAGGAGAGATAAGATGCCTTTTACAATTAGCCCAGGCGTTGTAACCAAAGAAATTGATCTTACTGCTGTTGTACCTGAAATTTCCATGACGGAAGGTGCAATTGCGGGACCCTTTAAATGGGGACCAGCAGTATGGAGAACAACCGTATCTAATGAAACAGAAATGGCAAGTGTCTTTGGAAAACCCGACGCAGCTACATACAAAACATGGTTTACTGCTGCAAGTTATCTCGCGTATTCGGGATCACTTAAAGTAGTTCGTTCAATTGGAACAGACGCAAATAATGCAGCTATGACCACTGCACTACAGGTGAGAAATAATGAACATTATGAGAATACCTACGATCCAGACATGGGTGGATCACAAATCACCACTGCTGGTGCATTCATTGCAACATATCCAGGCGATCTTGGAAACACGTTAAGAGTTTCCATGTGTGGTGCTACAAGAGCAAACACAAATAATGATGGAACACTTAACAGTAATACAGATATTTCACCTTCTTGTACTTCTGCAGTAGTGAGTGGTACTGCTCTTACTGGCGTAGGAACAACTTTTTCGAATGATGTTGCTGTTGGAGATGTTCTCTTTTTCGATTCTAAATACTGTCTAGTTGAAACTGTTACATCCAATACAGTTTTGGTTGTTACAGCTGCCGCAAATATGGCCAATACTGGTGCCTATACTGTGAGAAAAAGATCAGCATTTGGTCAACCAGCATCAGACATGATTGGAACTTGTGTAGTTTCAGCTAATGGAGTTACAATAACAGGAACAGATACAAGCTTTCTTACTCAATATACTATAGGTGATCTTGTTAAACTTGTTGGAATCAATGAAGAACGTAAAGTTTCGGCAATTACATCTGGAACAGTTATGACGGTATCAGTACCTTTTGTCAAATCAGCTGCTGCTAATACTCACTCACGTAGATGGGAATATGCAGATGCTTTCGATAGTGAGCCTGTTACTTCAGCTCATGCCAAACGAAATGGCGGAAATTATGATGAAATTCATATTGCTGTTGTAGATGAAGACGGTGATATTACTGGAGCAAATAATACAGTTATTGAAACATACACAGGATCAGTTGCCGCTGGATCAAAAGGTGAAGACGGTCAAAGTATTTACTACAAAGATCTAGTTAACAGAGGTTCAAGTTATCTTCGTTGGATGGATCATCACGCAAATGGTGATACAGACGCGTTACTTGGTGGTGGAACAACCTCTTGGGGTGGAGCCGCATCAGGAACATTTAACGGTAAGGGAATTATCGTTTCTGGAAGTCTAACTGGTGGAACCGCTGGAACTGCATCAACCGCCGGAAATATTCAAACAGCTTTTGATGAATACAAAAATGCAGAAGTAGTAGATGTTACTCTTCTGATGACAGCCGATGCAGTCGCAGCTACTCAAATTCACGTAATTAACAATATTGCTGAATATCGTAAAGATTGTGTCACATTTGTTTCACCATTATTTGGAAGTGTTGTTAATAATTCAGGAAGTGAAGTTGATTCGATCACAGATGACCGAAATGCATTACCAAGTTCATCTTATGCCTTTATGGATTCTGGATGGAAGTATATGTATGACAAGTATAACGATGTATACAGATATGTTCCATTAAATGGTGATACCGCAGGGTGTTGCGCATTTACAGATGGTGCACGTGATCCTTTCTGGTCACCTGCTGGAATAGATCGTGGTAATATCCGAAATGCTATCAAACTTCCTTTTAATCCAAACAAAACGCAAAGGGATGCCATCTATAAAATAGGTGTCAATCCTGTTACGGCGATGCCCGGAAGTGGAATTATTCTTTTCGGAGATAAAACACTATTAGCAAAACCAAGTGCGTTTGATCGTATCAACGTACGAAGGTTGTTTATCCTTCTGGAAAAATCAATTGCTAATATGGCAAAATCGTTCTTGTTTGAATTCAATGATGAATTTACCAGGTCACGATTTACTTCAACTGTTGTTCCTTTCTTGTCTGATATTCAAGGAAGACAGGGTATCCAAGATTTTGCTGTTGTTTGTAACGATAGTAATAATACTCCGGAAGTTGTTGATCGTAATGAATTCCGTGGTGATATCTATATTAAACCTTCTCGCTCGATTAACTTCATTCAACTGCAATTTGTTGCGGTTCGTTCTGGAGTTGAATTTGCGGAAATTATTGGATAAAACACCTAAATAATAGTATATAAATATAACAGACAGATGGGGGAAGACGATGGCGTCCGAAGGGTGCACTTATAAAAAAGACTTCCCCATTATCTTTAATTTTAGTCATCGGCGCGGAAGCGTAAAGGAGAGAAATGGCAGAATTTAGTATAGACACTTTTACTTCTCAATTAACTAAAGGTGGTGCATTAGCAAGTTTATTTCAATGTACAGTCAAAAACTGGGCAGGGATAGGTGATGTAGATGGAGCAGATGGAGATTTTGTTTTCATGTGCAATGGTGCAACGTTACCACCATCGACAATTACGGCCGCAACCGTCACTTATATGGGAAGAGCATTACAGATTCCAGGTAACCGTGATGCAGCTCAATTGGTAACAAATATCTATAATGACGAAAATATGGAAATCCGTGCACGCGTAGAAAATTGGATGGAAGCAATTAATGGTCATAAATCGAATAAAAGAGATAGTAAGTTTGTCAGAATAGCTGGAGCAGCAAATGACAGTTATACAGGTACCATGGAAGTATCACAACTTTCAAAGGACAAAGGTGAACCTACTAGAACTTACCAATTTAATAATTGTTGGCCTTCTGGTACCAGTGAAGTAGCTCTTTCCTGGGAAACAAATGAGATCGAAAAATTTGATGTTACTTGGGAATTCAGTTATTGGAGTGTAATTAAGGGTGCAACAACAATCAAATAACCCTAAGAATAATATTACAAATTGATATTAATTAGAATCTTTTTACATGGGAGTGGATCAATCTGCTCCCATTCAACTTATTAGGAAAAATGTATGGCAATTGAATTATTTGGATTTTCTATAGGAAGAGTTGACAAGGACGAAAAAAATAAAAAATCTTTCGCACTTCCCGAGCCAGAAGACGGCGCACTTGAAGTCGGCGCAACAGGTGGAGCATATGGAACATATGTAGATCTTGAAGGAGTTGCTAAGAACGAAATTGAATTGATCAAAAAATATCGGGATATGTCTCAATATCCTGAAGCTGATCAAGCTATTGATGATATTATTAATGAAGCTGTTGTTACGAATAGGGAAAATCAACCTGTCACTATCAGTCTAGAAAAATCCCAGCTATCCGAGAATATCAAACATAACATTAAAGTTGAATTTCACGAAATAATGCGTTTGCTTGATTTTCGAAAAATTGGTTATGAAATATTTCGAAAATGGTATGTCGATGGTAGAATATATTTTCACATTATTATAGATACCAAAAATCCCAAACGTGGTATTATTGAACTGCGCCCAATAGATCCCCTAAAAATCAAAAAAATCCGTCAACCAAAATTTACAGATGGGCCTGAAGGTAAAATAATTGATACTTCTGGATTCCAAGAGTATTATCTATTTAATGATAGAGGAATTACGGACAGAGTTGGTGGAAGTACAATTCAAATTTCTGAGGATTCTATCTCTTATGCCCATTCAGGTATATTAGATGCCAATAGAAAAATAGTTTTAAGTCATCTACACAAAGCAATCAAACCTCTTAATCAATTACGAATGATGGAAGATGCGGTTGTCATCTATCGTATCTCACGTGCACCAGAACGAAGAATTTTCTATATTGATGTTGGAAATCTACCCAAGATCAAGGCAGAACAATATCTTCGCGACATTATGAACAAGTACAAGAATAAGTTAGTCTATGATTCACAATCTGGTGAAATCAAAGATGACCGTAAGCATATGAGTATGTTAGAGGATTATTGGCTTCCACGTAGAGAAGGTGGTAGAGGTACAGAAATTACAACGTTGCCAGGAGGAGAGAATCTTGGAGAATTAGCTGATGTTGAATATTTTAAAACAAAACTATACAAATCTCTTAATGTTCCTCCATCGCGACTAGAGCAAGATACTGGTTTCATATTGGGAAGAGCTGAAGAAATTTCAAGAGATGAAGTTAAGTTTACCCGATACATCGAAAGATTGCGTGCACGATTTCAAATTTTATTTGACGATATTTTAGAGAAACAATTGATATTGAAGGGTATTATTTCATCTCAAGATTGGATGACAATAACAGACCATATTACTTATGAGTGGGAATCAGATTCACACTTTAAAGAATTAAAAGATGCTCAAATGATGAAAGAACGATTGGAGATGGTATCAACTAATATGGGATTTAGTGAAGATATTATTGGTAAATTTTTCTCTCTTAATTTTGTAAGAAAAAATATTCTCAAGTTGTCTCAAGAGCAAATTGATGAGATGGAAAAAGAAATTGAACTAGAAAAAGGAACAGGTGGAGGAACTGGTAAATTAGATTGGGAAATAGGATCAGAATCACATGACCCTATATCGAAGAAAGATGGTAAACCAGACCTAAAAGTAATACGCGGTTAAAATTTATAAATAGTATAAATATAATAGATATCTATAATTAGAGGATAAAAATGTCTGAAACAGCTACAGTTAGTGATATTGTGTCATTGTCACTCAGCGGAGAAAGTGCAGGAGTAAAATCAGCAATTGGTGATGTACTCCAACAAAAGATAATGGTCGCATTAGAAAATAAGAAAAAGGATGTCGGAAGTTCTTTTTTAACAAAAACTCGTGAGAATTCTGAAGTTGTAACACCGGACGCAGTTGAAATACCCACAGAAACAAACGAACAATAAGTAGAAACAATTTAAACTTTTTTAACCAAAACGGAGACAGACTCGAAAGAGCCGGAAAGTTCAGAGGAAATAACAAATGGCAGCTGAAACACAAACGCTGAGAGACACAGAAAAAAAATTAATTATGAAATTTTTTTCCGATGCATCAGAATCGGATGTTAAGAAAATAGATGTATCGACACTTGCTTGGGCAAAACACACACTTACTTTATCTGGTGCTGCAAGTCCGAATTTTAAAATTGGAGAAGTTTTAACAACAGGCGGTTCAGAAACTTTTATTGTTACTGGATTTACTGCAGGAGCATCTACAGTAGAAGTTGTTGGATGGGATAATACAAACAAGAAAGCTACCGCAATCGACACTGGTATGTCTAATGGAGATGCTGTTGTTGGTGGAGTAACTGGAACTAACACTAGAACGGTTGCAAATAGTGGTAATTTTACAGAATTAGATTACAATCTTTTAGTTACTAAGATATTGTGGATATGTAACGGCCTACAAGTTGGAATTGAATGGGATGGGTCTACTGCAGAAAAATATATTGCAGAATTAGCAGGTAATGGAACATGGTCTATGCCTGGAAATGAATTTCCAGGGATACCAGTAAATGCAACTGGTGATTCTGGCAATGTTTTAGGAGATATTCAATTCTCTACAGCAGATCACAGTGGTACTAATTCTTATACAATCATAATGGAATGTAAGAAACAGGCACCAGGGTATGATATTCCAGCATACGAACAAAATAATATACTTGGTTATCCAGTTGATTACGTACTAGGAAATTTCACATAATAGGAGAAATATGAGACTTATATGCGAAGAATTAGATGATGTAGAATTTATATGTGAAACTTCCAAAAGAGGAGAAAAGAATTACTTTATTGAAGGTATATTCATGCAGGCCAATGTAAAAAACAGAAATGGCCGAGTTTATCCAAAGGAGATTCTGCAAAAAGAAACAAAACGCTACGAGCAAAATTATATTAAGCAAAACAGAGCTTTCGGTGAACTTGGCCATCCTGACGGACCAACCGTTAATCTAGAAAGAGTTTCCCACATGATTACAGAGTTGTTTGAAGATGGAAATAATTTCCGGGGACGTGCAAAGATTATGGATACACCTTACGGTAAAATTGTAAAGAATTTAATAGATGAGGGTGCTCGTTTGGGCGTTTCATCTAGAGGAATGGGTTCGTTGAAACCTATTGGACGTAACGTACA